AGATACTACATGCTTTCCAGCTTTCTTTACAGCCGCAACAGGAACGGTTTCAGCTAAAACTGGAACAAATTTAACATTTAATTCCGCAACAGGATTACTAACAGCCACTGCTTTATCTGATGGAACTGCCACTTTAACAGGTGGTGATTTAACAGGACTCACCTCTCTTGTTGTTGATAATATAACAATAGATGCAGCAACAATAACAAGTGGCACAGGAACTATTAGCTTTAATGATGATAATTTAACAACTACTGGCATAGCAGGTGCTTCTTCTTTGGACTTAGGTGTTGCAGCAGCGACGACTGGGATTCTAAAGATGCACGGTTCTACTTCTGGAACTGTTACTATCCAATCCGCTGCTGCTGCTGGGACTTATACACTAACCTTGCCCTTGGATGATGGTGGTGCTAGCGAATTTCTCCAGACTGATGGTGATGGCGTTCTTACTTGGGCAGCGGCACCGGCACCGCCACCAGGCGTCACATTTGGCACAGATAACCAAATACCTTATGTTAATGCCGCTGGGAATGATTTTGATTATTCTGCGAATTTGACTTTTATTCACGCAACATCAACTTTAACTGTTGACGGAGATATAACAGCCACAGGGACATTGACCTCGACAGATGGGACCACAGGCCAATCACTAATAACCAGCGGTTTAATTGTAAACAATGACAATGGGAGCACTTCTACTGATGATTTCAGAGCAGCTACTACAAGCGTATCAACCGCATTTGTCGTAGATGCCTCTGCTGATACGGTTAATACTAATACAGGTAGAATAGTAAAAACAAATAGACTTACCAGTAATACTGCTTTGACCGCTCAATATGACCAAGTTTTTTGCAACACAGATGGCGGAATTTTCATAGTTACATTACCAGCAGGCGTAAATGGAACAAGATATAGAATAATAAACACTGGAAGTAATAATTTAACAATAACACCTGCTGAAGGAGAGTCTTTACTTGGTTCGGCTTCGAGCTTTACTTTAGCAACTGATGAGGCATTAACAATAGTGTACGAAAGTACAGAAGGATGGTATTAAAATGAGTAGACAGTTTACAAGAGATTTTTTAATAGAAGTTCAAGCTTTTAGTTGTAGATAACTAATTTATAATTATGGCAACAGATAAAGAAAAACTACATAAAGGCGAAATACTTAAAATAAAATGTCCTATATGCGGGCACATACAAGAACACGATGATGCAGATTTAGAGGCTGGAACCTATGTAATTAACTGCAACGATGATGATAATAAACATTGCATGGGTTCAGTGGAAGTTACACCCAAGTCTGACGGTAAAGGTTGGAAATTTAAAAAAATTAAAACAAATGGACAGAAAGAGGACTGGGATAACTAATGGCGTTTACAGTAGCAACATCATCTAGTAAAATAGACATCACATCAGGAACAGGCAATTTGTCTGACTTAGAAACCGCTGTTGATGATGCTGGCATTTTTACTAGCACAGGGCAAGTTTTTGAGGTAATTGGGAACAGAGAATTAGAAATATCTAGTGGAGTAACTTTAAACACAACAGATGGAGACACGCTTCAATGGAACCCAACCGCAAATCTGTCACCTGTGCTAGATGTCGTGGCTGGAGCTATTTTAAACATAGCTCAAAATACAATTATTGATTTTGATACAAACAGAACACATCAAGGTAGAATGTATTCTTATGGGACAGTTAATTGTAGTGGTACAGAGGGGAATGAAGTAATATTTCAGAACATGGGACACCATTATCTCTATATGTATGATACGACTCCTTGGCAATGGGATTATGTTATTTGGCAAAATACTATACAAGTTAAGAACTATTTAATGTATACTTTCCAGACTGGGCATAGTTCTACTAATGGACCGTCTACAGCTCATGTTTTTAATAATATTACATTTAGAGGAACTGGGGCAGCAACTAATTTTGGCGACTTCCTTTTTTATTACACTGACATGGGCAAATGGACAATGGATAATTGGACCGTTGAAGCCATAAGTAATATGTATATTAGATACGGGACTACTCTTAAATTTACAAATTCTACATTTCAAAATATGTCGAACCTGGTTCGTCCTGAAGCCTCAGTGGCGGGGTCTCCTAATATGTCACACTATGATACCTCTAAGAACCTTATTGTGTTTTCTGGGAATGTAAATCAGAATATGATTGTGTTCGAGAATTGTACTTTTGATGATGTAGATAGTGGTGTTTATGGGATATACTCAATTAACACGCCAATTCTTCTTAAAAATTGTACTTTCGACAACCAAACGTATCCTATATATGCAAATGGCGCTACCGTTCTTTTGTATGGAACGACAACATATCCAGTAGCTCCTACAGCCAATATAAAATACGGAGGACAGGGAACTGTACTCCACGTTAGAAAATTAGACATAACAGTATTAGATGAAAATAGTGACCCGTTAGAAAACGCTATCGTTCACATTAGACAAAAAGATGCCACAAGAGAACAGTGGGCTTTTTATACCGACTCAAATGGGCAAATTAGATGCGGAGGGTACGATGAAGATATCTATTTAGTTGAGAGAGAAGAATATAGCAATGGCAATTTTGTTGAATGGTCAGATGGAACAGGAGATTTAGTCCATGTAATTGATGTATCTGCTGGTGGCTATACTGTAGATTCAAGAGAAGTCGCTATGAATCAAGATAGAGAAATTACAGTGCAACTATCAGTAGCACCAGCAGGTGCCACCACCATTTACGATAGCACCTTTTATGGTTCGACAATATATTAAAAGGAAATGAAATGGCAATATTAGAAATTAACATACCAGCCGATAAAGTAGACAGATTATTAGCAGCAATTAAAGGAGTTTATCCTATACCCCAAATAGAAGACCCGAAAAACCCCGGAGAATTCATAAATGAATTTGGTGATTTAGTATGGTCAAAAAAAATAGTTATCGACCATCTTAAACGTACAGTAACTAGATATGAACGAAAAATAGCTCAAGATGCTATTGTTATAGAAAATTGACCTTAGTTAAATTTTTTTTAAAAACACACTATACTAATTTCATGTTAAAAGAATTATACTCACAATACGGCGAAATAATGGTACAGATGGAAGTTCTTCAGGCTAGATTGAATCAGGTAAAATCTTCAATCTTTGCGGAATTGAAACCCAAACAGGCAGAGCAGACTGAAACAACACTGGCACCACCCGAACAATCAGGATGTTGTCCTGAAACAAATGGTGTTTGCGGTGGCCCTCCAGCAGTAGAGAACTAAATTATAGTCCAATCTGATTTTTTTTGATATTCCGCAATGGTTCTAGAGTTCATGTAACTCATAGAACTTCTAAGGCCATTGCGGAATCGGTGTATGATTTTTTCCAAAGGACCAGTATATGGAATTAATGTTTCCATACCCTCTACATATTTTGGCTTCTTATTTACCTGCTTTTGTGTAGAAAATGATGCCGCCCCTTTATATATTTTCATTAATTGTCCATCTAATCTAAGTGTTTTAGAGGGACTTTCTTCTGTACCAGCAAAAATACAACCTGCCATACATATATCTGCTCCCAAAACTAAAGCTTTACATATATCTCGTGGCTCTTTTATTGAGCCATCAGCAATCAACATTGTTTTAGACTTAACCGATGCACATTCTAAAACAGAAGACGCCATAGGATAAAATAACCCTGTCTCTACACGAGTTGTACAACTCGAACCTCCTGCTATCCCGCACCTAATTGCGTATATATTTAAATCACATAGCCATTCATAACACTCTTTACTTGCTACATTTCCAACAGTAAAATATACATCTGAATAAAGGCTCATCAATTTTTCCAACGTAGCTTTTACTCTAGTATTTGCTCCATTTGCCACGTCTAAACAAAAACTACGACATCCAGCAAATGCTAATTCTTGAAATCTTTCAAAGCAATCCCCATTAATTCCAATAGCACACCCACAATCACAATCTGCCAATTTATATTCATTAGCTTGTTCTTCTATAGTGTTAAACCTATGAATAAATCCATAAGCACCAAGCCGCAATAAATGACCAGCCATTGTCCCATCACATACATCCGGCATAGGGGCTGCGATTAATGGTACAGTTAATTTTTGCCCCGCAAATTCTACTGATGTATCTGCCTCATCTCTACTATCCAACGTAGAAATGTTTCTTGATATCAATCCTATATCTGAATATTTTAAAGCACGCATTCTATGTCTCCTTTATCAGACTCATTATAAATATAAAAACTATGACGTACCGCAACATCTACGGCTTTTCTAGCTCGCTGACTCCAACTTGCTTACTTTAATACCATTGATTGCCACCAATGTTTCAAAAAAAGTAGAGGTTAAAATCTCCCTAGTCTTAAAATCCCTGTCGTCCACAGGTATTTGTTTCATTGCTTCTTCCTCAATGCAAATTGCAGATTTCCAATCTCTATCTTTCACAAATCCACAATCGCATGAATAAATTCTATCGCTTAAACTTAATTTATTTTTATTACCACAGTTAGGACAAAGTTGTGTACTTGGAAAAAACTTACTAACCATTATCGGCGTATGAGATTTGTGCTTCAAATCTCCAATAATTCCACCAATATCTGAATTTTGTATCTTTTTTCCGTGACCACCACTCTGCCAAGCATGAATGCTTTCATCTTGGAAGCAAACATACTTGTTGTTTTTAACAATAGCAGAAACTAATTTATGTCTAATATCTTTTTTCTTATTTGTAAGATATTCGTATTCAATTTTTCTTTTTCTTTTATCTTGTTCCTTCTTTTTAGAGGCAACTCTATTACCTCTCATTATTTTACGGTCAAGTCTTTTAATTCTTTTGCTAATTGGAACTTGAAATTTAACTTTAACTCCATTGCTAAAACTTAATTGTGTTTCACAACCAAAGTCTATTCCAATACTCATATCAGGAATAATACTTACTTTTTTATCCACATAAGTGGTAATATGTAAAAAGTAATCTTTGCCTTTTCTTATTAAGGTTGAATTAGCAATATCAGCATTGTCAGGTATTTGTTCAAGCCCATTAACTCTTAACCATTTTTTCTTCATGCCAGCAAGTTTGATTTTTTTATTTTCAAAATCAATATGATAAGTTCGTTTGTATTCTCTTAATGGGACTGAATTGAGTTCTCTTTTAAATTTCAATCGTCCTACTTTATATCCTTGTTTCTTTCTTGAAGACAGGGATTTTAACGAAGTAAATAATCTTTCTTTTATTGCTTGACGATGTTGAGTTTGCAGGACATTAAATTTCCTATCTTCGTATTCATCTTTAACTTTGACTGGTACGCTCTTCAATGTGCAGTTTGCATCATTGATGTTTTTATTAGATAAACAGTAATTATAAAACCATTTTGCTTCTTTGAACAAACTTGATAATCGCTTACGAATAAAGATTGATAGATGAGAACGGTCTATTTTACAAACATAAACTTTACAAGTTTGTGTTTTCCTTTTTTCTCTTGTAGCTAATCTTTTTGTAAATCGACTTAACATCTCACACTAATATAGTGTGAGTATATTCATTTTTATAAATAATAAAATTATTTTTATCATGTCGGCTCTTGTGACCGCCAATCAAAATCTGTATCTTCAAAATCTGTATCTTCGCAATCCTTAAACTCACTAGAAAGACTATCATAATCCAAATTCATAAATGGGACATACTCTGCCTTATATCCTGCCGTATTTAACTTTTCTACCATGGACTGAGCCGCTTCATAGTTTAAAGAATGGATAACAAATCTTTGAACATCAGGTTTGTTTTGAACTACCCACCTAACAACTTCCATTCCCGTTTCTTTGCTGGATGGGTCAACATAAACCAACCCTCCCAAATCATGGTCTAGAAACACACATTTAGCAGTTTCTTCTAATTCAAAAAGCAATTGTATCATTTCTTCCGCTGTTGCAGCTAAAACAGCAGATGGAATATTACTTTTAAACTCGAACAGCCGTTTAGGGTTATCATCTAAAAATAAAACTTTCATTTACTAAACCTCTTTAGAGAATTTTTTTCTTATAAGTTTTACAATAACTTCAGCATCTTCTAATGCTGTATGTGCTGGTTCACCTTCTATCCCCGCTCTCTTCATACATTCTAAAGTATCTGGTATCTTTATATCCCCCGGTTCCCAATAAAGGATTGCAGGGTCTAAAACACGACTTGATATATGTAGATTAAAACGAGGAAGCTTTCTAAGAAATTGTAAATCAAAAGCGCCAAAACATTTTCCGGCTGCTGTTATTGACCCTTTTATACCATATTTTTCTAACCAAGCTACAAACTTCTTTCCAAACTGTTTGGGTTCAATATACGAATATGGCTTTTCTTTTTTTGCAATACGACGAAGAATAACAGGATGCATAGACAATGCGTATGGATGTCCTATAAGTTCGTCATAAGTAAAATAAGTATGAAACCTAGGCAGTTCCTCAAAAGGCTTTTGAGCCAAAAGGTCATCTATAACTGCCCCGACTTCCAAAATCTGATGGGTATCGTGGTCAGTACCAGTTGTTTCTATATCTATCGAAATTATTTTGATGATTTACTCCTTCGTATGATTCGTGCTTATAAAGCTGCAAATAGACCACTTTATCTTTTTCATCCGATTTTTTAAGCTTTACTTTGCCAATTTCTATAGCTCTTAAAATATCACGCATCATTGTTTCTGAAATTTCTAAATCAATATTTGAAATTTCATCATTCTGATGCCAATTACAATTTATTTTTCTCATCTCATATCCCTAGTAATCGGTAGTAATAGTCAAATGGAAATTATTATCACATGATTTCCTGTTTAGCCACAGCCAATAATCTACAACACTTGGATTCTTTCCAGATTTTTCACAAAGTGTTTTACATGCGGCAATCATAGATGCTCGTATCTCACACTCCATAAGAGAACCAGAAGGAATTAATATCCCTTCATCTATAACATTTTTCAATTCATCACTATACTGTAAAATCCCCATATGTTCAAGCATCTTGGGAATCTGATAATCGGCGGGAACTGGCAACATATCGACTTGTGATTTAAACATATCAGATTTTCTTGCAACTTGCATAAAGAACAAAGATGCTCGTTTCAAAAACATGTCATTTGCATACCCCGGATAAACAAGAACACTTTCTAAACAATCTTCTAAATCACCTCGGGAATCATACAATTGTACCGCTATCATTTTATAATCTATATTGATTAATTCCATCAAATGAGATGAACGCTCATTCATAAGGGGGAACCTGTTTAAAGATAAAGATGAGATAAAGTTTTGTATAACATCTACTCCACTCGGGTCATATACCTCATTTAAAACATCATACATACCCCATGCATTTGCACCACACGGCCTTATCTTAGAAGACCCATACCAATAGCAATAATTAATTGCACCAGCTATAAGTTCATATTCCAATAACTCAATATCATTACTTACTTTTGGAGGAAGAGCTTCATTTTTTAATTCTACTTCCTTCATCTTATCAATCCAAGACTCAATTGACACTTCACTAATTTCCACATATTTTGGATTAGCGGTGAATTGCTTAACTAAATCCCAGACGTTTTCTAGTGCTTTCATAATTCTATCCTAAATGAACTCTATAATTAGTCCCATTTTTTCGAACAATAAGAATATCTAAATTATTGACCAATTTTTGGCCCGTTTTTTAAACCATGCATATTCTGTTATACGTTCTACTAAACTTTTTTTTGACTTATCTACCGTTTTTAAAACTTCACGAAGTGTCTTTGTCGGTATTTTGGACATTTCTCTTATCGTTAAAACATCACGCAGAGTTTGTTCTGAAATTTCTATTTCTGATTCCATGAAAGAATTATATCTTATATTGAAATAAATTACAAAACAAAAACCCACTTAAAGTATAAATTTAAGTGGGTTTTTTATTTTTTAGGAATTTCATCTTTGCCTCAGTATAGTCTTCAGCATCAACTTTAAAATTTCCATTTATCCTATTCACTTGTAAAATACTGCAACAAAAGTCGGCTTCCACAACCGCTGACACGGGTATGCCAAGTTTAGTGTTGGTGCTGTTATCCAAACACTGCTTGTATAATAGCCTATTTTATTCAACTATCCAAGCAATTTCTTCTTTTTCTTCTTGAAAAACGGGTCTTCGTCCCCCCAAGGAGGAAATTGTCTCTTAATTTGCCCCGGTATAGTCATTCTTTTAAAAGCTGCTACATCGCCTGTGCTTGTTCCTACTTCTTGTAATTTCATGAACTGCTTAAAACTCAAACCTTCCTTCGGATAGAGTTTGTCCCAATGGTCATCTGAAGCGAGTTCTTGAGCGTATTCAAATTCATCCATAGGCTCTTTACTTTTAGAAGGAACAACTTTATCAGCAGTCATTGACCAATAAAAGTCTTGTGGGGTATCCCCTTCTAATTCTGACTCTTGATGTGTATCAGTAAGAACATGATAATAATATTTACTTCTATCAGGTTTTATAATTACATAAGGGAACATGCTTGTTGCATCATCAACATAAACAATCCTTCCTGAAATCGAATCTGATGCTTCTTGCCCCAAATTATAATTGACTTTTATGCGTTGCCCTCTTTTAAGACCACCTTCATACTGTTTGTGATAAGCATCATCTTTCCAGTTAGAATAATCTCTTTTTTTATTTTGAGCAGCCCATGCCAACCTCTGTTCTCTATCTTTTGTGCTTCTTTGAAAATCAGACAAAGCCTTTCCTGCAAGAGCAGGAGGAGGTTTTCTCTTTAAAGCCTCAAGTTCTTCTGGTGATGCGAATTCCGGCTTTTCTCTAGGTATGTCTACATATTCTTTCATTACATCATTCCTCCGGGCATACCTCCGGGCATACCACTAGCTTGTTGTTGTTGATTCATCCCTTGTGTCATCATGTCATTTAAAGTTTTTCTATCTACGGTGATTTCTCTTCCCGCTTCTGGGTCATTATCAGGGATACGAATAGTATAACCGTCTTTATCTTGATAATAAGCACGCTGAGTATTTGCTGCTGGCATTGCAACTAAAACAGCACCAGTTATTTCGTCATCAGATTTTGGGTCTTCAGGAAGGAAATTTTTAATTCTATATGTCATCCCATTATAATAATAACTACCGAATTGGGCTGCTCCAAGCCAATGTGGAGCCGCTTTAAAACTCTTAGGGTCTACAGCCAACTCATCTGCGGTCTTACTTAGAAAATCTGGCTCGACCTTCTCTAATTCTATAAACTTTCTAAACGATAGCTGTCTCATACCTCTATATAGTTTTTATTTTTATTAAAAACCTCAATATATAAGATATGAGATTTAAAAAATATCTTCTGGAGCAAGAATATAAAAAAATGGACCGGGCGACTCAGGCTATCAACAAAGAGCATACCAGCGATGGAACAAATAATGAGTAAAAAACGTCACCATATTTCTCGTCTTTTCGTGAACTACTCGATAAGTGGGATGAGAATATTGAAAAAGATAAAAAATTAGAAAAGATGGCTGATGATGATAATATCTCTTTCTTCTTCACATTAGACGATAATGTATATGGAGGAACAGAAGATAGCCGACTAGCTTTTGCACGAATGAAGTCTCCCGAAGAAGAAGATGAATCATGGGTTAAAGATGCCACATTCATTGGAATTAATCTTAAAAAATTAGAACAAGGTCATAAAGAACAAAAGATTTTTTCTAAATCTGATTTAAAAAAAATAAAACCTATTTCTAAAGAAAATGCATTTAGAGACCTTTAATGCCACTACCATTCAATATCCCAAATAAAAACAAACGCAAATACCAATGTTTCGTTTGCGGCATACAATTCGACAACGAAAATAATGATGGTTTTAAAAAATTCAAAGAACATATCATCGAAGAGCATGAAGAGGGTAGAGACTACATAATATGCCCGTTAAGCCGCTGTAGGTCACCTGTGAGGGACGTTCGTTCACATTTCAGGTGCAAACACCCTAGCGAATCAATTCCTAAAAAAGGAATGATGAAATCTATTGTGTGGCATGATATAGCATCAAAAAAAAGAAAAAAAACTCGTAAACCTAAATTCAGAGAAGGATATTTTCAATCCTCTAAAATGAATAAGCCTCTCCACTATCGTTCGGGATATGAAAAAACAATCTACGAATGCCTAGATGCAGATGTCGAAGTAAACGCTTTTAATGTAGAACCTTTCAAAATTGCCTACTTGCACAAGGGAAAAGAACACAAATATATTCCAGATTTAATTGTGCAATTTATAGATGGCAGTACTGAAGTTTGGGAAATCAAACCAGCAAACCAAACTTTCTTAGAAGTGAATCAAAACAAATGGCGTTCAGCTAATAAAGCTTGTAAGAATAGAGGGTGGAAATTTGTTGTGATAACTGAAAAGGGAATCGACCTTCTTAAGAAAAAAATCAAAAATCAAAGGAACAATATTTAAGTTTTGAAGTGATTCGGCTCCTGAACGTGCCAATAATCAGCCTTCTTTGGAATCACCCATCTAATCCCACCTTTCGGGTCAGGAACGTCACCTTTATATCGTGGAATCACATGTATATGAGCATGAGGGACAGTTTGCCCAGCAGCCCATCCATCGTTAACGCCAATATTGAAAGAATCTGGATGTAATTCTACGGAAATATTATGACGTATTTCAGTCACGAAGGCCCATATAGATTGCTGAATTTCTGAAGACAAACTAAACAAACTGACTACATGCTGTTTTGGAACAATTAGCGTGTGCCCTTTAGAAACAGGAAATCGGTCTCTAAAAGCAATAGCGTATTCGTTTTGGTGTAATATGTCTATTTCGCCAAAATTACAAAATGGACAACTTGTTATAACTTCTTTATGACCCACTACAATTTCTTCTTTATTAATCATGATATTTAGGTGTCCAACCTTGTCCTTTGAATATAACTGCTGGTGGTGAAGTAATAACACGAACTAATTGCTTCTTGCCACATTTAGGACATTTCTTTTTTGATTTATCCATCATTGGATGAAATATATCTGAATTTTTATTACAGGACTCGCAACGATATTCGTAAGTTGGCATATTATGGACTCCAAATTTGTCCAGAATGACGTACTTCCGGCCCACCTATTTTCCCGTAATAATCCAACACTTCCACCCCTGCTTCTTTTAACTGTTGATTCGCAACTCGTATCTCTTCAGCCCAAAATTCTGGAGACCTTTTCTCTGCATCTTTATGCCTAACTAAACATTTTATTCCAGCTTGTATAATAGCTCTGGCACAATTAGTACATGGTGCCCACGGAGAAACCATTGTTAATCCATCAGTAGCAATCCCTTGTTTCGCCGCTTTATAAATTAAATTTCTCTCTGCATGTTCCACAAATTGATACTTAAGAGGTCTTTCCCATCTTTCTTCTGTATATAATACGCCAACCGGGAACTCGTTAATAGCTGCTAAAATAATAGACCCATCATCTATCAATAAAGCCGCATTTTGAGTTGATGGGTCTGGGCTTTTTACAGCTTCCTCATATGCTAGTTTTAATAATTCTTTCCAACTTTTCATATTATCCTTTTTTCTTCTTATTGTTCTTTTTCTTATCGGTTTTCTTGAGGGGCGTAACCTTCTTTGTTTTTTTATCATTTAAACCTTTTGTAGAAAATGTTTCTAAATCATCTAGCTCTTCAGGCAAAACCCCTCTTTTAATCATTTCTTCATAATGAATAATAGCCATGGCATTAAACATAATTGCTGAAAGATGGTCTTCATCCGTCTTTCCTTGTTTAAACCACATTAAATGTCTATTTAAAGAAGCGAGAGTACGAGACATAGGCATTCCCTTTTCCCAATTCCTCTCAGCATATCGTTTGGCCCCTAATCGCAACCACTCCCCCAACCGTTCTTCGGCGAACGGGGAAATTAAATCAGGTCTTGGTTTGCTCTCGGCTACATCCCGAACAGCACCAGTTTCAAATTGCTCATCACTACCAGATTGTTTAAGTTTCATATTTCTCCTAAAATCTCTTCTACATTACTCAATTAGTTTAAGTTTAACATAAAATAAAATATGTTTCTATAAAAAATGCAAAAGAAAATAATAAAAATAAAAGAAATCTTCAGTAAACAAAAAGAAATAAAACCTATATGTGGAAAATGCAGATTATTTGATTCAAAAGAAAACATCTGTCGTGTTCTCATTCTTCATGAGGGAGAAAAAATTAATCTACCTGTAGCGAAGAATGATTCTTGCTTTTTTGAAAACGAATTTCTGGCTTTGAATGAAGAGGGACATAAAGAATCATTTAAACCCGAAGTTCAGCAAGTCAAATTTTGGGTAGAAGATAAAAAAGGAAAAAAAACAAAGGGGGACGGAACTGTTAAAATCGAATATCCAGAAGGGTTTTTTGGAAACAGAGATAAAGAATCATAAATAAAATATGGCACTTATTCCTATCACGAACGGGGCGGCAATTGGAAACGCTATCAAAGCATGTTTAGAAGCAGACCCATGCAAAACTATTCTATGTGATTGCTGCTGTGAAGAAGAACCAGATGGACTCTGTGATGATTGTCCAGTCGGGTATCAATATTCTACATACGGAGACGTAGGAATTTCAGGAGGTTACACAATATCTGATATCGGTCAAGATTTTTCTTATTACGACAATGACGCTTGTGATTGCAGATGGGTCTGGGAAAGAACGGGGGCAGAATACCTAATTCTGTGGCATTATGGTTCCTCTTGGTGTGCTTATTTTTCCACAGGCGGCGTCTCACCTATAGAATATACCACTGGCACTGACTGCCCATGCGAATCAGATTATGACGCTGGTGTTGTATCTACTGATTTGGTTTGCACAGACGGACTACTAATAGGTAGTTTCGATTTGCCTAGAGTAGGAGGAGGTACTAGTATTACAGTGACGTTCTCAGTTCCAAGCTAAGTGCGAATCCCGGCACTGTGAATTAGATTAGGAATTAGACGATGAATAGAAATTTAATCAGTTTTAGTTTGTGGGGAAACAACCCGCTCTATATCAAAGGTGCTCTAGAAAATATTACATTAGCGAGTACTTTTTATCCGGGGTGGTTGTGCAGATACTATGTAAATGAAAATGTTAAAATTATTAATGAACTTAAACAGCGTGGTTGTGAAGTTATAATCACTCATGATAAATTGGATTGGAGACAAGCCGCAGCATCAGATGAAAATGCGGATTATATAATTTTTAGAGATGTAGACAGTAGATTGGGCCATTTAGAGGCAAAACTGGTGACTGAATGGATGACGACAGGAGAAATAGCACAAATTATATATCCAAATAGATTTAGGGTGCTTTCCTCGATGCGAAAAAAGCCTTACCTTTTAGGCGGTCTATGGGGAGTCAAAGGCGGAAAATTACCTAAAGTGGCAGAACAACTAAAGACATGGCACTCCACACATAATCACTTTGTAAAAAATCATGATTATAAATTCGCAGATGAATTTATTATGCCTATTATAGGGGAAGATTTAAGAATTGATAAAAGCAACGATAAGCTAATGGGTGCTAAAATATATCCAAAAGGCGTTAAGAAAAAACAAAAAATTTCAGATAGTAATTTTTGTAAAGTAAGAGCACATTGTAGCAACTGCCGTAATATGGCATCGGTGCGAAAGGTGTTAATAAAAGACTTTATAGTAGAAAATGTACAAAATAACAACTTCCCATGTCCCGAAGGTTTTACTCCTGAAAACTTGCCAATTGGAGCCTTGCCAGCACCAATAACTCCAATTACATCTGTTAAATCTTTAGCAGTAAAAATAACAAAAAATCATTATATCCCAATTGAGCTAGGGGATGATTTGTTTAAAGCCAAAGCAGATGTGGATATCATCAACCCAGAAGATACTATTCAATCAAACGAAAATTTAATAAACTGGATGAGCGATACTGTAGACCATTTTGTATTTACAAGCACCAAAAATCCTGTAGTATTTAAAAAAGATAGACATATTTTTCAATATAAAGACAAATGGATTGCCCTGCTACTTATCAACATAACACAAATACCATGTCCTTTCCCTACTTACGAATACGTATTGAATACTAAAAAAATAGACGAGAACAAACCTAGTGGGTTTATTCTCGTCTTAAAAAACGGAACTTATAAACCTTCTGACTTCACGCTAAAAAACCTAGCCAGTGAAGAACATATTGAAGATGTAAAATTAATAAGCGAACGAAGTCGAATCTTCTAACGGTCTAATTTTCTACTTTTGTATGATTCAGCAATTATTTTTGCCAACTTTTCAAACATCACATCCCATTCATCATAACTTTTTGCTGATGCTAACCACCTATCTACTTCTCTGCTTCTAGCCAAAACTTGGCTAATTTCTTCTGTGTCACCACCTAAACGCTGTTGAAAACGAATGTACAAAAAAGAAACATCCGTATCAGATAAAGTTTTTGCATACTCTCTTAAATTCGAATCATTCATAGGTAAATCCTCTTGCTACTTAACCTAGACAAAATTGAAAACTTATTATTAACTTCTTGGACTCAGTTCACGAACTATCGTGAATTACTCTCTCTTTGTGCCGAGTCTTCTCATGAACACCTTGATATACAAGGAACTATACATACTCTTAAGATGACAAGATTTGAACTCACATCTAAGGGATTTATATTATGGGTTGAGTATTCCATAGACAACAAAAATATAACTAGCGAATTTATGCTATCTGATTCAGAATTTACTCATTTACAAACTAAAGAAGCCTAACAAGCTTGTAGGGCCATTATAGGTATCCCTTCTTTTTCAAACTTATCTTCGATTAACATTTTACCACTTTGTTCAGGGTATTGCAAATATAAATTATTATATGAATCTATATTTACTGAATTATTATTTTGATTAGCTGTCACCCAGCAATAATCGTCGGTATTCTGGAGACCGTGTTTTCCCTCTTGAAGTATTCCTACTTCTACAGACATTCCTCCCGGTAACAATAAAGATATTTGTCCTTTTTCCAGAAGATGGTCGATTAAAAGATGTTGAATCTTAGTGACTTTATCCATAACTTTTCCTCCCGTATAGATTAAACTCTAAAGATATCTACGTCAAATAATCAGTTAAAACATATAAAAAAGATTAATAAAAATTAATAAACTGAGCGTCTATGTAGGCGTATTCAAAACCCTCAAACTCAAGAAATTTGGCTTCTTCATGGGCTGAAGGAAGTGGATGACCTTCTGCGTCTACAGTTATAGTCCAACAATAAATTTTCCTATTATCTCTTAATATCTCAGATAGGGACAGGTGATGCGACCCCAAAAACTTCTTGGCTAATTTAACAACTAGGTTGAAAGGAAGAAATGGAACCTTCTTCCCTAATATCTGTAAAGTTTCTAAATAATAGTCATTATGAAAAGCTTTACTAAAATGTATGATGATATGATATCCATCCACGCATAACTCCTGCGTCTTCAAGATGCCCATCTCATCTTCAAGTTGAGGGTCTGCTTGAGGAAAATTATATGGAACTAATTGTTCCCCTACATTTCTTATATGTTCTATCGCAGCGTCTAATTCTTTATACTCTGTTATCACAATTTATATACGATTATGAACGTCCTTTATAAAGCAGTTTCTTTTGAATATAATGCCTCTTCCAAATTTTCTGGCACGAGCCATTTTGAAAGGTCGCCAAGTCCTTGCTGAGATATAAAATCTTCAACCTGTTTAGCACAAATTTCTCGTGCTTTTTCAGATAAAGAACCAGATAAATTTTCACGTATATTTTTCTGTATTCTGGCGATAAACCAGTTTCTTGTTTCTTCCAACCCTTTTGATAAAGGTTGGTCAAATCCTAGAAACTTCATTACATCACTAAAATCTAACCATAAATATCCAGTCCAAGGATTGCCTTCTTTATATTTTTTAGGCCATGGTGCTTTTTTAGCCATCTCTATAAAATGAATGAGTAACCTCATCCAATTTTTTATTAGATAAGAATCAAGACATCCTTCGCCCTCAATAATTCGAAACTCTATAGTCTTTCTTTTACCTTTACATAAGTGATACGTATTGATGGTGTAATACTTCATTACACCTAATAGTTCAACAAGCCACTCTCCATCAATTTTTGTATCATGTTGGAACTCTGCGCTTAGCCCCACCTGTTCACAATACTTGTTTCTTTTTCTTCTTGCTGGAACAGAATCCATAAATACAGATTCGCATTTAACAAACCAAGCAAGGGCTTTACCCAAACTCCTGTTGTCAAAATCAGCTACTTCGACATGAATATGAAATCCACATTTATCATCAACGGCAACTTCAGGGTTCGTTTTCATCAATTCAACGGCTGTACATACATCTCTGATGCCACGCCATCCTTTAATGACAGGAGAGCACACCTCAATGCCAGCCGATGAATCGGGCTTTAATACCCATGATTCATTATTATGAGTATGCTCCCACTTATTGACGACGACCTGAGCATTCAACCCTTCCATTAAGGTTTCTGCAACTTCGTCAATACCCACAGGCATTTCATTACCGTGTAGGGGGTTAGTTTTGAAATCCCGATGGTCAAAAGAGCATATTTCTATCTCCGCTCCAAACCTACGGCAAGAATCGAACTTTAAAACATTTTCTGAATCCATTTATCTAATTCCTAATTTTGAGCTTTCATTCTACTCAAAATTCTGTAGAATGCAATACAGAAATAAGGAGTTTCACCTTGAAAACTAAAAAATGTATGATGATTGAAGATTGCGATGGCTATAAGTATTTCACGTTTGTCAAAAATTACCGACAGCTTATAGAATTCGCAAATAAACTAAACGCAGAAATATCTATGGTGACAATAGCCGCCGACGTTATACCACCACTGCTTAACCTTGTTGACCTAGCTAAAGCGTTAACAAACCAAGATTATAAGGTTGATGTTCCTTATACTGTAATCGAAACTAAAATCAAAAAGCGTCTTCGTAGCAAAATCAAAACCGTCACATCCGAAAAAACAAGAAAAGCAGAAACCATTAGGAACCATATTAGAGAACTATTTTTATGCCAAAAACATGTTTCTGCTACCGATGTCGCCTACCATTTTAAGACATATGACTTCCTTCTTGCAACTTATAAAAACCATATTTTGGCAGTTCGAAAAGAATTATCAGAAAAAGGCTATAATGTAGCTAAGACTGCGAAGGGACAATATAGGATAATCGAAGATGATAGACCGAAAAAAAGAACATTGTCCGTGATGGATTGCATCAAAAAGAAACAGTTAGCTAAAAAACCAAAGAAGAAGTTAAGTGAATCAACTGTAAGAAGACTAAAGAGGGCAACCGCCCCAACCCGCAAGAAAAGAAAGTACCCTAAAGACAGCAGATGGGAATAGTATTATACCAATAAAAAAGCCCACCTTTTGGTGGGCTTTTTTTTATGGGCAGATATAATTATGAAAGGTCTAATATTTTATCTATATCTGGTTCATCAGCAGAATTATCATTTGCCATATCTTTTTCCACTAAATCATCCGACATAGATAATTTGTATGCATCAGAATAAACAGCTAAATAATCTTCTACCTCTTTTTTAGATTCAGCATCTATTAAAGCTGGGCATCTTAAAATCAAATCCATTGGCACATCATTTCTTTCCTTCGATGCTTTGAATTTAATTTCTTCGCCTCCAGCCCAAGGCTGCTGAACTGTATACGTACCTTTTCCTACTACTCGTCCTGCACCTATCAATACTTCTAAAAGACCACCAAGAGGATTGATTCCACTCGCAAAATATAGCTGTACGTTAGTTGTCCCTAAAAACGGACAAAACGAACGACTCTTCTTATTTTTTAAGTTAATATTAACTCCAATTGGAATTTTTCTTTCTTTATGTTCAATTTGTTTTCTTGGCCAAGTTCGAACACGACAATTGGCATAGAACGGAAGTGCTTTACCACCGCCTGCTGTAACTTCAGGGTCACCATATGCACCTATCGCAACTCTAGTTTGGTTGATAACAAACAAAGTAGCATTGTTTTCATCCAAGAACGGATTTACTTTTCTTAACAGTCGGCCTGCTGCTTTCGCACGTTCTCCGGGCTGTTCTTTTCCACCAACAATCTTTTTAAATTGTTCTTGGGTATATTCTTCAGGAAGGTTTGTCTCTTTCCATTCCCGTTCACAAGAAGATACTCCAATAGAATCCCATGCAAAAAATATCGGAATATCATCACCTTTTTTATCCCTAATAAGTTTTGTCATGCTATAAATCTTTCTCTCCACCTCTTCAATAAAAAGCGGTGTTTGAATAATTAATTGATTTTCATTTACATGACCAGCACTAACGGCAAACCTTTCATTTGCTGCACGCTCACAGTCCAAGAGAATAGATATTCCTCCCATTCTCTGGCAAGCTCCTAATGCTGCATAGGCAAATAAACTTTTTGCGGATGCTGGAGGACCAAAAATCTCTATAATTCCTGTAGGCCAGCCGCCACCCATAAAACGCCCCGAATTAATATAATTCAAAGCTAAATTACCACTATCTACAAAATATCTGCTATCACCCAATCCTTTTAAAACACGACCACCTGTATGTTCTGCTAAATCAGCAAAAAAATCCGTGTCTGTTTCTTTCTTTTTCTTTGGCATATTTTTCCTTTTTATTTTCAATACATTCATTCAGAAAAAGGGCCATGGGCTTCCGTTCCCATGGCCCTCATGTTAGCATTCATAAAACACTATTACATTGATTTCAACGCTTCAATGAACTCATCTCCATCTAACGCATCATCTTCCGGCTCCGGTGTTGCTGGCGTTGCTGCTTCTGCCGCAGGCTCCGGTGTTGGCTCCGGTGTTTTAGCTTCTGTTACAACAGGAGCTTCTTCAGCGGGTGCCTTCTTTTGGAATTCCGAAGGGTCGAAATCATCATCAACATCCTTCTCAAGTCCAAGATGGACCTTAAGCTCATGCTTCAACTCTTCTTCAGGCTTAAGAACACGAAGAAGCGAGAGGTCGTGAAGACCATTCAACCATTTTTCTACATCTCCACCCTCTCCTAATGGAGATTCCTCAAGGAATTTAGAATCACTATAGTTTGGATAACTATTTTGACCCGATTGCCTCATCGTCTTCATCAGTTTAAAATCACGACCACCCTTGACATCCGTAACATCACCAAGAGGCTTTTCCTCAAGTTCCTTATCACCGCAAATAGCTCTCACAATCATTCCATAAAGAGTTTTGCCGCAACTGAAAATCTTAGGACCAACATTCTGCTCTACTGCCTGCTTTTCTTCATTAAACTGAGAACGCACTAATACATTGTAGTAATAACGCTCAATTGGCTTAATGTCCCTTGCTTTTGCCTGCATTGCTTCTGCCTCAGATGGGTCTTTCTTTTTGGACTCATTCCAAAGCCAGTGGTAATAACGACAAATCGGACACTCTCCAACCCAACGTCTACCATCCAACTCTTTTGGACAATGCAAACTCTTACCATTTACACGGTGAATTCTTGTTCTTACAACGAAAGGATTCGTCTCTTTCTCAAACATGCCATCGTCAGCGGGGGGAAGAAGGCGAAGTGTTAAATGTCCATTACCATCAGGCATTCTTACGAAATTCTCTAGGAATTCATTCTTGCCGCCTGCTGCCAGTCTCTCTTTCTCGTTTTGTATTTCTGCTAAATTTAGTCCCATTTTTTTGTTTCTCCTTGTTAAAAGTTAAGTTAATGGTTTACATTTGTCTACTATAACTATAATCGTTTAAAATGCAAGTTAATTAAGCTAAAAATAAAATTAAAAAAAAAGGAGCCAGATTTTTCTGGCTCCTTTTAAAAAGTAAATTATTCTTACTTATTTTTCTACCTCTTCTACTTCAGCTTCGGCAATATTTTCAGCATCGGCAGCGTTCTTTTCAGCTATTGCTTTCAACTTCTCTTGTATAGTTACATTTCCTTGGTCTTCAAGTTCTTTGTTTAATTCTTCTCTTTTTGCCTTTTCCGCATCATATTCTTTTTCAAGGGCTTCTAGAACTTCAAGATTATGTTGTAACTTAGCCTTGATTTTTTCATCCTTCTCCGCTTGTTTTTCCGGTGTTAAAGGATGACGGAATGGTTCTCTTTTGGGTTCAGCATCCCTTATTCTTTTTTCGATATCTCGCTCCTTCTTTTTTTCAGCACGGTCTTTCATTCTCTTTTTAAGAAACATAGATTTATTCTTCTTTGTTCTCTCTTTTTTCTTTTTATCTTTTTTTCTTGTTTTATTCATTTTTTACCTTAAAGCTGGGATATTATCGTTTTGGGCACCAGACCAAACCAATCCTGAATCAGATAACCCTCCGTCTGTTTTTCCTGTTAAATCTCCTCTTGGCATTACCATCGAAAACAACTTATATCAACACACCACATCAAGCTGCCATTATCATCTCTAGTTTTATATAAAATATTACGACCTTCTGCCTCATTTTTTTCAGCATATATAGGATACGCTTTTTTTCGAGTGAATGACATATTAGGATTAGTACCTCTGGCATAGTTCACCCAACTCTCATCATCAGGCCAATAATATTCACGTCTTATAGGCCGTTCACTGGTTTTATGGGGTGCTGACTCCACTTTCTCATTAGAGTGGCTTACAGCCTGTTGTGGGGCTGTTGTGGGCACTCTTGGGGCACCTTCTAACAACTCTGGATGAGCGGTTATAATGGCTTGAAGCTGTTCTTTTACATTACTCTCTTCGGAGCATTGAACAGGTGGCCCATCATCAAACTTAAATTTTTTATTCTTAATCTTGATTCCGTTTTCCTCTTCCGAAAAACTTATTTTTTTCTTTTTATATTCATAAGTTTCTATTTCTGTAACCAAGATGTTTCTTCGAGCAAGAAGGGACATAACCTTTCCAGCTAGATTATCCAGTGGCAAATCTTCATAAGGAGAACCTACTTTAATGCTTCCTTCTTTAGTCTCATCTGTATCATATTCACCATCTTCATCTTTGGTGTAATATTTATATTTTACTTCGTATCCCATTTTATTACCTCAAAATAACTTAGTATAAAAAACATGTTTATTTTTGAATTATTCCAATTCCATATCTTGTATTAAAAATAATAGGCACACGATTTTTTATATGACAAAAATCATCAAATCCACAATTAGACCCTATGTAATCAACTACTATCAACCCATCTAGCTTAATGTGCTCCCATAAAATATCTAATCTGGCTATTTGGTCTTCACTAGAAACTTCCCCGTTTACAATAGCAATATCCCATGAATCTTTAGATAATCCCTCTTGAGCTTCCTCGATAGTTCCTTCACAGATATCAAATTTTTTATGATAATTATTCTTTATGTTGGAAACCCCCATACGTGAAGAATAAAACTTCTCTGTATTCTCATGAAATACAAACATATTCTCAACTGTATTGTTCCCCTTCAAAAAACAACCACTATAAAGACCCAAATTAAAATTCCACCCAATTAAGCTCTTAGCACCTACTCTTTTCCCTAAATGATAATATAAAGGAAAATATAAAGGGTCTTGATAAGCTCCAGTTAATCTAGGCTTGTCTGAAAGTAATCGAAAATTACCAAGCAAAACGCTGGAGCTTATTGTTTGTTTTTTCAGGTCTTCCTGTAATCCGAGTTGTAACGATTGTATATCCATAAAAAAAGGGAACCCAAAAGAAACAATCTTTTGAACCCCCTTACCTCGGCCCGAGATTTTGTATATCTCTTTGCGATTCCATTGAGTTGTGCCTTACAAAGCATCCAACCCTCGTGTTAACTTCTCGCTGCCCTAACAAAACGATGTGCCATCCACACGAACAGACACATTCGCCTTCTTTGTTAAAACTGAAGACGAAACTAACCAAGGCATATTATATATTCTTAATACTATAATTTTTTTAATCATCTTTTGAAGAAGCTATAATTTCATCTACTTCTTGGTCTAAACTGCCATCCATCTTATTTTTTGCAAAGGTGTCACGATTTAGCTTATCTATTTCTTTTCTAAGCATGTGTCCTCTACTTTGTGCGTTTTCATGGCACTTATCCCACGCACGTAAATGCTGCTGTAATACCTTAACTTTATGTCGAGCAGCAATTTCATGGTCCTTGGCCTTCTTGACTTCATCATCACTTTTTACCCGTGCCTCAACAAATTTATCTGAGCCACCTTCTGATTTGAATTGGGCAAACTTTTCTGAACTCATTTGGTCATGTTTAGCAGAAAAAACCTGCCACTCCGCATCAGCGTCCGCAAGCCGTTGACCAAAATAATTATACCATACACCTTCTTCTTCTGTATATTTGGTGAGAGTGACCTCTGAAAACGTAAGCTTTTTAGGGTCTATAACTACGTCCTGACCAGCCACTTTTATTGTTCGCAATCCATCTAAAATATCATCTAATGTTACCATTTTTATCCTTCCATTCTAAAATTAACTTCCCTCTGATTATTGTCTATAAAATTTCTTACTTTCTGGTCGTCGTTCATTATACTTGTTGTGGTTTCTTCTTTAGTGTTACGATATTCTTTTAATATCTTTGAATATTTCTCATAACTAATCTCTTTAATTGTCAACGTATCATAATTAATTTCCACATGAAAAGAAAATCTGCTCTTTCCAGACCTATGTTTGGCCACATATATTCGAGCAAGACCACAATCTTTCTCTTCTTGCAATTGATTTATAGTCCACATAGCATCAAGCGGTTTTATCTGTGCATAAGAATCACCGAGATTTTCATCATCAATCAATTGACCACTTCTAATAACTTCTTTAGCAGACCTATTTGGCTGCATTGCGGTTAAAACTAAAACATTTTCTTCTACAGCAAATCCACGTAAATCTCTTGTCATTCTATATCTTGATTCATGCGTTGGAATTCCAGCATAATCTTTCATTTCTCCAATATAATCAATTATGACTAAATCAGGATGAAATCCACGTAACCCTAGCTGAGAGTGATATGCACGAAATGAAGCCATATCCATCTGACCACCGGGGAACTGTTTAATTACCAACATTCGTTCTTCTTCGCAAACATCATCTTGGTATTCTTTAACAAAATCAAAAACAAGTTGTTTTTTATCAAGTAAATTATTTATCGTAATTTTATCTTCATCCCCAACATCGGGATTTTGAATCATACTAGATAATTCAGCATCAAATCTTTCTGCAACACCATCTTGGTCAATTTCAAGTGATATATATAATACTTTTTTCTTGTTGGTAATATTAGCAATTGCCGCCACTTTTAAAGCTAAAGATTTACCCGTTCCACTTAATCCAACCCAAGAACCAATTTCTCCTCGCTTCATACCTTCACCAGCAAGAGCTACATCAATAGCTTTAAAACCAGAAGTAAATCGGTCTTGCATTTCCACATCTTTATTCATCCTATCATATCTTTCTTCTATCGTTTGAAAATAATCTAAACCAAAATCAAAATTATGCTCAACAGTCAATGCTTCTCTAAGCACATCATGAATAGTTTCCCATGTGTCATCTGATTCTGGGTCTTCTTTGATGGCCTGTAAAGATTCATGAAATGCTTGCTTTAAAGCTTGTGTCTTTGCAAAATTAACAATCTTATCCCTATAATAGTCTCTCGACTCCATACCGGGAAGATAGTCTAAAATAATTTCATTATATTCTCCAACATGGAGAACTTTAATCTCATCTGCTTTGCCATCAAGCTTCCCGTTAAGTTCATTAATCATTTGAACTCTACTGGGAAGCGTTTGATAATTTTCAAAATGTTTAAAAAGAATTTCACAAATATGACGATGATTTTCATTTATGAAATAATTAGGTTTTATAATAGCTAAACTTTCTAATAAGAAATTTCGGTCATGTAAAAGAAGACCAAGTAATTCTCTTTGAAAATCCTCATCCCATTTATAGACATTAGTTTTCTCTGCATCATCAGGGTTAACTAGCTTAGACAATTCTGCCGCTTCTTCTTTAGTTAACTCTATGGGTAATTGTTCAATTTCATCCATACGATTTATTTTACCTTATTTCCAAAAATAATCAAACAATTAATTCTAATTTTGATGAACCAAGATAATCAAATTCAGAAAGCGAGACCATTGCTTGTCTAATTCCTTTTTCCCTTGTTATCTTTTTTCCCATAGATTTCTGGGCATTCCACGTAATAGCCTTGCAATATGTGGTAAATTTCCCATCAATCTCCAAAGGCGCTTTTCTGGAAGGTCTCTCCTTAGCTGGGACCACCTTCCTAAGAATTTTATTTAGAATTTTTTCTTGATATGGTCCGAATTTTTGACGACTAGCACCATGACGTGTTTTGTTAGCCCAAAGATTTTTCAACTCTAAAACAATTAAATTCAATAACTTATCTTTTACGAATTTTTGACATAAATCAAGAGACTTCTCAATATAAACTTGTCTTTTATAATATGACCCTGCTCTAATTAGTGCTATCGTCAATTCCTGAGCAATGTCCTCCTGTTCATCTGTATG